CTCCTTGAGATCCAGAATTTCCTTGATTCCCTCTTTGGCCAGGGACTCCTTGAGATCCAGAATTTCCTTGATTCCCTCTTTGGTCAGGGACTGGGACTTCTTGAGATCCTGTTGGACCTCCGTTATTATTACTGTTATCTGTTACCATTTTTTACCTCAAAGGTATGATAGAAAAACCCACTTTTATTTATAAAAGTGGGCGGTAAAATAAAAATTGTATTTTATCTTCTTCTAGATTTCATCTTAGAATTGTGTTCTTCTATTCGTTTTTTCTCTTCCTCTAACCATTTTTTCAACAAAATTACATATATGTCTCTTTCCCACGGAATCATTTCATTAATAGCGTTGAGATCAAACTTATGATCGTGCATCAATGAAAAATTCAATTCGTAGTAATTTTGAAGATTTATATAGAGGAAACTTACATGAAAAAATCTGCAATTCCTTCGAGTTTCTTCTCGGATACCACTCCGCATGGGCATTGAACTTTAAGATTATAAGTTAATTTTGGAATTTTCTCAAAGAAAGCGTTTACTTTCCTTAATTGATCTTGAGTCAAAGAATCTATAAATTCATCCATTTCCTTTTTAGTGAAATCTTTTCTGGTATAAATTTGTTCCTTATCGTAAACACAGGAAACACAATCTCCTATCATATTTAAAGCTACAATTGCAGATGAATTGTTTTCTGAGTCCGATAGAATATTTCTTTCCAAAAATGAAGAAAATTTTGGAAATTCCATTTCTATACCAATTTCATCATTTATCATAATTTTATTATCTTTAGTGCTTTCTTTATTTTCAATGATTATATCACGAAGATCCAATTTTGCTTTTACGACAGGTTCATTTTCACATTCATAACAAGTGTAATTAAATTCACTCATTTCACCAACAGAAGCCATTCTAATATGCAAAAAAAGAAGTTCGACATCAAACATAGGTAAATCTTCTACCTTGATATTTTCTTGTTCGTCGTCACTTTTTATACAAGCATTTAAAGTATTTCTGATAGCATTAGAGGTTGCGCTTTTATCCTTTGATTCGTTTGCTAAAAGAAGAGCTTTCTCTTCCTTTACTGTAAAGGGTCTATATTGTATTTTTTTTCCACTAACTAATTCCAAGTCATAATAGGGAATACCTATTTTTGGTAATGCCATAATGTTTTTCTCCTAAATGAAAAAGGTCTAATTATTTATGTATTCAACTATCGTCATGTTAAAGTATTTCCAAATCTATTTATATCTAAAATTCTCTGATTGGTTTGTTCCCTAAGCTGCTGCTGCTGATATATCTGCAAGAAATCATCGTTTACTCCGCTAACAGAATCAAAGAAAGTGATAGTCACATCTATTTGAAAAACATCGCCAGAATTGTATGACAAATTACTTTTGTCTATGGATGATGGAAAACAATGATTCAATTTGATATAATATAAAGGTTGTCCGGTGTTGAGATTTTTAGATTCCTCTGTAGGAACCAGACCAGCATTGGTTCTTGGGAGAAACCATATAGTGATTGTGTTATCTTTTGCATATTCTTCCCAATAGTTAGCAACTCTAGTAATGGGATCAACAACCATTGACATCCACCTCTCAAAAAAAACTCTTTCTCTCATATCGGGCGAACAATAATAAGACATTGTGATTTGCTGGTCAAAAACTTCATTGGTAGCCACTCTAATAACACTTCCTGGTCTTGTTTTTGTCTGAACCTCTCCTATCATTTTTGATGGAACAACTACTTCTTTGCACATATAACTTATTTCATCAGGAATTCCATTAATTCTACTCTTGTATGGTATATTTCTATGACCAGCTCCATTATTTGCTGCATTTCCACTTGGGTTACTTATATTACTTATGATTGGGTTCAAATTAAAACTAACATAATAGTTATTGGGTCTGTAAAACCCTACTTTTTTAGCATGTTGCAACATACTTTGGTGAAAGTCGTTCATATTTCTTTCCTACTCTTTCGAAATTGTTTTCTTTTTTCTATCAATATTTTTTCCAACGTATTATATCTAATTTTGGATATTGAAGAAAAAGGGAAAAAACTTGTATCCAAATAGGAAAACATTTTTGCATTTTTTATTGGTATTGGGTATACTTGGGAAATTCTATTGATGAAATACTTTCTATAGATTACTCTTTCCCAAACAGTATCGTTTCTAGCTTTCATTATTTCATATCTCATAAAAATTTCAGACCTTTGTTCTTCTCTAGCATCCATGTCACCGACCATGTTTCTATACAAAAAATTCATAAAAAGCATTTTTTGCTTTGTGGGAAGATAATTTATATTTAATCCATGAAGGTAAGAACCTCTCTTTTTAAACAAAAAAATAAAAGGGGTTCTGTCATAAGGATCTTCCCTAAAAGATTCTTTTGGAAAGTAATTAAAATAGTAAAATTGTCTTGGAAAAAATTGATAGAAGGGTTTTTCATTGATTATTTCTTCCTTCAATTTTATTTTTTCATTTCCATTTAATTTCCTAATCTCATTCAAAAACCAATACGTCGAAGAATCAGAAATCGTATCAATATTTTCTTCTTTTCTTTTGGTGTTTAATTGCTTTAGTATGGATGGTTCCATTTTATTTTCCGAAAAGGTTTTTTTCTGTCAATAATAGAAAATCCCATCCTCTACGTTCACAATATTTTTTTGCAGCTCTCCACTTCTTGATATTCACCGAAAAGGTCAATATCTTTCTTTTCTCAGTCAAAGTAATTTTTTTCAGATTATTTATTACAGGTTTTTTGGTTTGTTTATATGGTTTTATTTCTATGAGATAATTTTTTATAGTATTATCTTTTTTCTTCACCTTAACCCAGAAATCCACAAAATATCTATGCCAACGATTATCCAAAGGGGACACATAGGGTATTTTGTATTCTTCCGAAGACCATTCCAACACACTTTCATTTGTGTCACAATATTTCATGAATTTTCTTTCCCACAAAGAACGAAAAATACACTCTTTGGGGTCTCCCCTGTATTTATGTAGGTTTTTTATTTTATAGAATCCTTTGTAAGCCATGATATAAATATATTTATAAAGAAACTTCTCAAAAAGGAGAAATTCCTTGCCTATAGGTAGATTAAACAATTTCAACGATTTGGAATGGAGTAGAAGAGTAAATTCAGACAATAATCCCAGTCCCACATCTCTTTGGGAAACCACTCTAAGAAATGGGTCTAATTCTAACGATGATGATTACAATAATACTGTTATAGCTTGGCCACCACAGTTAGGTGGTTTAGGTGAAACTGCAAGGTTGCAAAACTATGTTCTTTTTGATATTTATGATACAGGTGGTGAAAGACTAGATGCAACTAGAGGAGAAAAGAGTTTTGTTAATTTTGATGAGTTGGGAGAGTTTATTGGAAACCCGTTAGACCAAATTAAAATTGGAGATAATGAACCAGCAGCAGGAGGTGGAGACAGTTCCAGTGAAACTGGAACAGCTGCCGGTATTGGAGCAATACTTGCACTTCTTATCACACAAAATCTCGGTGGTGCTGTTACTGGCTCTCTTTTTGCAACCACAATTCAGAGATTTGGTGCTCAGTTTGTGAACGTGTCTGAAAATGTAAATTTTGATTTTGAAAAGGAGAATAATAAAAATAATTTGATTGAGGGAAAATTACTAGAATCTTTCAATTCTACTGCATTGGGGCTGAGTAATAGGACAAAAAGAATAGGTCTTTCTATAGCATTACCGATGCCAGCTCAATTAAATTCAAACTATGGATTGGAGTATGCTGATACAGATTTCAATACAATGTCATCTGTATTGTCTTCATTGAGATTATATAGTCAGCAGCAGGATAAGCGGGATGAATCACTCGAAGAAGAATTAGGCAGAAAATTAGCAACAGTGGGGTTTTCTGCTATAGACAGTTTGTCATCAATATTAAAGTCTGAGGGTCTTAATACAAAAGAATTTTCAGAACAATTTTTAAGGCAAGCTCCAAACAGATTTTCTGAAAAAACTTTCAAGGGAGTTGAAAGAAGAAAATTTGAAATGTCATTTTCAGTCAGTCCTAGAAGTGTAGAAGAAGCCAAGATAATAACTTCGATTATATATGCGTTCAAGAAATTTTCTCATCCAAAGTTGACAAAAGGTGGTTTATATTTGGATTATCCAGCACAGTTTAGAATAGGTTTTTACAATAAAACTGAAGAAAATGACTTTCTTTATAAGATGGGTCTTTGTGCTTGCACAAGAGTCTCCGTAACATACGGAAAGGATATGTTGGGTTTTTTGAGAGAAATAAGAGAAGGTATACCTGGAGATACCGATTCATCGGTATCGGGAGCTCCCGCAAATAGTATGGAAATACTCCTTAGTTTTGAAGAATTGGAATTGCTCACAAGACAAAGAATAGAGGCTGGTTACTAATGTATCTATCTAATCTACCAGAAGTAAGATATCCCTATTACGATAATGAAGAAAAACTTAAATTTAAAATAAGTAAAAATATAACTTCTAGAGTAAAAATATCAAATTTTGTCAAGAAGTATAGGTCGAACTTTTCAGATTATGTCATAAAAGATGGAGAAAGACCAGATATTTTATCAAATAGATTATATGATACACCAAATTTGAATTGGATAATATTTTTAGTTAATGATATAATCAACCCATACTTTTCATGGCCTCTGTCTTCCAAAGAACTGGAGTCTTATATAGACGAAAAATATAACTATTCTAGTTTTTTTGTTCCTCAAATTTGGGACAACAGAACATCCTATTTGGTCTGCGAGAAAAAGCTTTCGGAACTTTCAAAAGAAGAGATATTAAATTCAACCTTTTTTGAATCTAGAAATATATTAAAGACTTCAACAACTTCCATCGGGGTGGATACTCCTATAAAAGTAGTAATAAGAAATTCAGTGTTTGAGACAAAAATAAATGAAATATCTTCATTGTTCTTCGAAATTAAATTGGATAGAAAGAATTGGAACATTAACACAGCATCTGATACTGATAGATTCATAGTTTATGAAATAGATTATTATGGAAATCCTTTGTGTATAAGAGTTCCCGTCTCTAGGATAGTGGATAGGGGTAGAAATGCGGTGAATTATTTTATTGCTAATGGAGAAAAGCAAGACCCAAGTCAAGAATTTTTAACCCTAAGTTATGAAGAAAGTCCTTATAAGTTTTTTCTGGCACCAATTTCAGAAAATAAACTAGATTATTCCAGTTTTATGAATAAACAATCGCAAAATACTTTTGCTGATTTATATGCAACCAAGGGTAGGGATGGCAAATATCTAGACTCTTCTTTTTATGTTACAAATGAACAATATGAATTGGACAAAAATGAGTCTAATAGAAATATATTACTTCCTAGGCCTGATGTGGTCAGAGAAACAATACAACAAATAAATTCAATATTCTAAAAGGTTTTATACATGACTTTAAAAGATACCATAGATAATGCCATAGATGTAGACATAATCAAATTAGAACTCTTGAATTATGCTGATGTTGTTTTGGATATAAAAGACCTTTATTTGGATATAAACATTTATGAAAGTTTATTTTCAAATACCATGTCTGGTTCCATTACAATATACGACAAGAACAATATCGTTAAGAATTTTCCTCTCATAGGCAAAGAAAAATTAAGGATAAAATTCAAAACTCCCTCCACAGAAAATGTATTTGAAAAAGAATTCATGGTGTATGAAATATCTTTTAAGAACAGAATACCCGGAAAGGATGATAACTTATTAAATCTAAATTTTGCGTCTATTCCCTTTTTTGTGAATATGGGAACTAAAATATCAAAAAGTTATCAGAAAAAAACATTTTCAGAAATAGCTAAATTGGTTTTTCAGAATTATGTTCAGAATAAACCCAGTGAAAAATACAATCATTCTTTTTCATATCTTTCATCAACCGAGGAGAAAACAAATTTTGTTGTTCCCAATTGGAACATTTTTCAGACTATGAATTGGTTAGCAAAAAAATCCGAAAATTACGGAAATTGTGATTATATCTTTTATGAAGACTGGGGAGGGTTTAATTTCTTACCAATTTCTCATTTGAAAACAAATGAAATAAGAGATTTATATTTTTACACACCGGAAAATATAAATTTTAATTTTTCTAAAATGGTCGATGTTGAGATACGAAGAATAATATCCTACCAAGAAAAAAATCTAGGAGAATCAAAGTTTGAAATGGAGAGGGAGGGAGCATATGCTTCAACTATGGCAACAAATGATATAACTTTTAAAAATATATCCTACAATAAGCATAATTATGTCTTGGATTTAGTTGACGAATCAGTTCAACAACTCGATAAACACCCATCCAATCCAATGTCATATCTTGCAAGTTCTAATCCAAATACGAAAGTAATGTATAGAACAAAATCATCTTATTCTTTTGATGACTTGAGAGAGCAATACAATGTAAATAACGAACAAAAAAGAATTTCACAAATGATGAATAACAATTCTAAGATAATAAAAGTAGTCCTAGCTGGAGACACTAGAAGAAAACTTGGAAATGTTGTTTTTGTCGTCATGCCTTCGGCGGAATTTTTGGGCGATTCCATATTCACGAATGAAGATTTTGATTTTCTTCTATCAGGAAAATACATAATAAGTAAAATTGGTCATCATATTATAAAATATGAAGGATATACAGTTGGCATGGAATTAATGAAAGACTCCAATTATTTCCCAATTCCAGATCAAGTGGATGTCAAAAGTTTCGAAGTAATGAAATGAATAGGAACAAAAAATGGAGCACTTGGAGTCTAATAATAAAAATTTAAATTTTGTTTGGTGGCAAGGAGTCGTAGAGGATATAAACGATCCTCTTAAGCTTGGTAGGTGTAGAGTGAGAATTTTTGGTATTCATACACCAGACAAATCTGAAATACCAACAAAAAGTCTACCTTGGGCCCATCCCTTGATGCCATTTAATAGTGCTAGTTCGAGTGGTGTCGGGGAATCCCCAACAGGAATATTGCCTGGGTCTTGGGTGATGGGCTTTTTCCAAGATGGAAATAACTGCCAGCAACCAATAATAATGGGCTCATATGGAGGCATAAACAGATTAAAAGGAATAAACAGTAAAAACCCAAGTGTAGGTTTTAATGACCCATTAAATCTTTTTCCTAGGGAAAATTACATCAGTGAACCAGACACCAACAAGTTGGCAAGAAATGAAGACATAAACAATACCATTGTCAAAAAGAAAAAAGATGACTTGGATGATTGCAATCCGACTGCTCTAGGAGGTAATTGGAGTGAACCTCCCACACCATACAATTCTAGCTATCCGAAGAATCATGTTACAGAATCGGAATCGGGACACATTTTTGAAGTGGATGATACTCCCGGCGCCGAGAGAATACACCAATATCACAAATCTGGAACATTTGAAGAGATACATCCCGATGGAACAAGAGTTCAAAAAATAATAGGAAACGACTTTGAGATCATAAGAAAAAACAACAATGTATCCATATATGGAAACATGAATGTCAATGTCGGAAATGCCTTGAAAGTATACACTGGGAAGGGAATGGATGTTCAGATAAGTGGAAATGCCAGAATACATGTG